CGCCCCTTTTATCTACCCTTATACTCAAGAACCGGAAATCATCTGATCGCCGGTGGAAACGCCACCAGCAGCAAAAGCCCTCCAATCATTGAAACCGGCAGTGAAGCGAGCATAACCTCTCCATACATTGGCATCAGTGTTTTCATCAATGGAGGATCTCACCTCTAAGGCAGTACGATCCGTAAGGATTGCGCCACCGTACTCCTCATTGTAGTCGAGGTCGGCAAGGATCCAAGGCGCAGTACCTGCGGTAATGTACTGGTTCAAATAATTCCAGATTACCACATTCCAGCGACCAAAGGTAAAGTTGAAGCCATTGTTGGAAGTCGCAGGATCTTTATCCGCGCCGATAGCCGCAAACACGGTTTTCTTCAAAGTTGCATCGTTGGGGATAATGATGGTGTTCGGCACCACATCCAGAAGTTCACCGGTGTCACCTTTAAACTGCTGCATCTTACATTCCATCGCAGCCAAGGCATCATTAGAGAAAGCATCTTTGAAAAGATTGCTCTGTTTGCCGCCTTTAACCTTAGAAGGATGATCCGAGGAAAAGAGAGCCTTGCCGTCCGCGCAGGCAGTGTCAAACTTCCAGCCTTTGAATTTCATGGAGGTTTCACCCTTTAATGCTGAGGCAACCATTGCCGCGCCGAAATTCTCTCTGGTGCGATAATAAGACTTCACAAAACCGGCAGGCTTCTTTTTAAGATCCATCAGCTTGCCGTCTTCCATGATTTCTCTGGAAATAGAGAAAGAATTTTTCCAAGTCACATGCTCCAGAGTCTTGCTGTAACCTTCCTGCATACCATCAATAGGATGAGCGCCGTTTTCGCCAACAGGTTCAAAGCCCTCCATTGCAGTCATAGAAGTGTATTTCTCAGCCCAATGGTTAGAGGGATCTTTCATAAAAAGATGTTCCAATACGGATTTCTCTTCAAAAGACTCCGCGCGATGCTCAATCATCATACGTATAGGGGCCTGACTTTTGCCGTAGATGCTGTCATTCAGGCCGCTGCCTTCACTAAAAGTAATATTTGCCATTCTTCTTCCCCTTCCTTAGAATCTCACTCTCACGCTATCGCCAATAGCGGTACCGTCCATAGATACAATTTCCGCAACACCGTTGATGGTGGAGCTGTCTGCACCGCTTTCGGTTTTGCTTGCAGTGATCTGCATGCCGTTGGATGCGTGCAAGGTTACCTTATCGCCAACGTTCAATGAAGTTGCCGCGGCGGAAAAGGTGGTTTCAAAAATCATATCTTTCGATACTCGGATCACAGGGATCACATCGCCGGTGGTGCAAGCCGCGTCCTTCTCCACCATCGAAATGTAAGTAGGCGCAGTGCCCGCGGTAGCAATCGCTAGATTGCCAGAGGTCTGAGTTAAGGCCATGCCAACCTTGGGAGTGATCGCGCCAGCCGGCAGGTATTCCCAAGCAGGCACATGGCCGTCATCAATACTGTGTAATAAAAAAGCCATATTTTAATTTCTTCCTTTCTTCATTCGCTTTGAGTCTTTCTCGCAAAAGGCTCTGATTTCTTCCGTGGTGGCGTGCGGGTTCAAAGCTTTAAATTGAGCAATCGTATCCGCATCCAGATCAAAACCGCCGTCACCTCTTGATTTACTCTTGTCTAAATGATCTTTGCCTCGGATATTTGTTGCCGTCTCACGAGCCGAGGCCGCAGCGGTACGCTGTGCGATGGAATTTTTGTTGGCGATGTAATAGGCATCGGATATCCGGTATCCTCTCTTCACCAACGCCTCCATCTCTTCGTGCTTCTCGTGATTGAAATAGTCATCCGGCGTTTTGATCGAAGGATCGTACTTCTGAATTTCCTTCAGTTCGGCGTTAAATACGCCCTGCAACCGCTCATGATCAACCTTTCTTTCCAGAGCCTCCAACCGCGCCTTGTCTTCGGCGGCTTTTCGCACTAATGGGTGCTGGCTCACTAAAGCCATAACATCTTCATCGGAGAGACCGGCCTCTCTCAGCCGATTCTCAGCGACCTCCTGCTGTTCCTTGCTGTAGCGATCCGCCCAGGCACGCAGCTCATTAACGTCTCTTACGACCTCTCCGGTGTAAGGGTTATGCACCCCCATCATGGAAAGAAGATGTTCAAATTCTCTTTCCTTTTCAGCCACGGCTTCATCGCGTTCCCGCTCAGCCTTCCTTCTCGCAGCCGCATACCGTGCATTATCCTCTTCGGATTGCTCCAATTCCTCTTCCTGATCGTCATCAGGTTCAGTCTCACCATCTTCGGTTTCTTCGATCTCTTCATCTGCTTCTTCAATCTCTTCTTGATCCTCGGCGGCGGGATCATCGTTTACGCCTTCATTTTCAAAGATCGCGTCAAAGCCATAATCATCTGCCATACTCTATTTGCTCCTCTCGGATTTTTACGCTATTCCTGCGAATGTGTTTAAAATTGCCATTTTTAATGCAATGCAATAGATTTTTCCGCTATTCAATGCGCAATGTTGCGTATTTTGACACAACCTTATTTACCGCTTCTAAGGTCGTTGCCCTTCGTTACGGTACCTTTGGCGGTGGATTTGCCCGCGTAGGGAGCCTGTACCACCTGAGAGCCGGAGTTCTTGATCTTACCGGCATAACCTTTATCAGCCATACTTCGCACCTCCTTTCGTTTTAAAACTGATATATAGCTAAAAACATTTACTTCGTTTTTTTGTCGCCTTTAACGCGACTTGTCGGAGCTTTTGGTCTCGGTTTCCTCACCGCCATTTCCATTCACCGCCTTGTCTAAGATCTTTTCGGCGGCCTTTGCCGCCTGCTCATCTCTTTTTTCGTTCTCTACCATTGCCTGCTGCTCTATTGCCATTTGCTGCTGTTGCTGCTGCATAGCCTGTTGCTGTATCATCATGGCCTGCTGCTCCTGCTGCTTCTTCTGCAGGTATTTTTTCGTGTCGGAAGCCCCTGGATAATGGTATTCCTCCATCTTTGACCAGAAGAGAATCAAAGTATCAAATTGGGAAGGATCGCCATAACAGCCCTGCTGGAAGTTCATTCTCGTTTCCTGCCAAAGAGATTCTTTATCACGCGCCAAAGGCGTTGAGCTGTCGCAGGAGAAAAGAAACTGATCGTTCCAATACCACTGCCCGGCTTCATCCCGCTTCAAAAAGTCATATCGGTCAAAGGTTTCGTACTTCGTCCCGCCGGTTTCATCATGAGCAATGATTGATCGAGGCTCATCAACGTATGCCAGCTTAAATTTAAAGATCGCTTCAAATATCTGCTGATATGCGGCTTCCTTCATCACGCGCTTACTTTCCAGCCGTCCTGCACTCTGCTGCGCCGCAAATTCCTTTGCCTTGCCGCTGGTGGCTGTGCTGTCTCTTCGCCCTTGATAACTATCGGTGATACCAATGGCCTGTCGGGCTTCTTCGTAAACGCCGCTGTAAAGGTTGTATAACGCCGTAATGGCATCTCCGCTGGGCTGCATATCAAAGACATCAATCATCTGCTTTTCTGCAGCACTTTCCAACCGCACGATCTTCATGTCCTCATTGTCCGTGCTTACCGTAGCATCAGAGGGCAATGTAGCAAAAGACCCTGCTTTCAATGTCATATCAAAGAGCTTCGCCGCGTAACGGTTCGCGCTGTTCTGCTGACTGCGTATCTTGTCAATATCGCTATCACCCAAGAGCTGGCCAAAGCAGGACACGCTCTTTTGAAGGATCACCGGATAAATATCCGGCTTGTAGTACGGAATCACGGTAGGCTTTTCTATGATTTCCTCAACAGGATTCCCCATATCATCCATCGCCTGCACCGGCACACGCTCTGCGCCGGGGATCATTACCCCCATTGTGGAAACCTTCGGATTCCATATGGTTTCAAAGTCTTCCTGAGATTCCTCAAACACAGCGCCGCCACAATAAGGGCATTTCTGCTTCTTCCCGTTGGAAACGGGCCTGTCATCAATATCTGTATCATCATCCAGATCATACCCCGTACCGGCACGATCCCCATCGGGATGCTTTCCGTCTTCAGAATGCTTCTCCAGAGGCACCGAATCCAAAGGCTCCAATGCACCGCACTTCTTGCATTTCCGAAGCCTGCGGGCTTGGTAGTCCTCTAGATCCTCCAACTCGATATCGTTGACCCAACTGTATTTACCGATGCCGCCCTTTTTGTTGCGGTAAAAAGCGATATATTGAGTCACAAGACTGTTGCTCTCGGATTCTCCATCCGCCGACCGGATTTCCGGTTCTTCCTCGCCTTCACTGGACATATCCACGCCGTACCGCTCTTCAATGTACTTCTTGGTCTGCGGCAGCTTCAAAAAGATATAATCCATATCCTCTACGGAGGTATAAATCCCTTCCTGAGGAATCACCTGCTTTGGATGAAGATACTGAGCCGTAATATCACCAATGGTTGATTGAGTACGTTCACTGTTATCCCACTCAAAAAGATAGAAACAACCGCCCTGAATCGGCACGGTACGTTCGGCCATGTCATTAATGACCTCCATCGGCATTCGATCCAGCTCATCGATAAGCATGTCTTCAATGATCTTAGCCAGAGGCTCGTCTTCCTTATGTCTTGGTGTGACCTTCGGCATTGGTATCGCAGTGTCTACTTGCGATTCGATAAGCTCCGCCGCGATATTCCGCACATGGTACGCCTTGTGCGTTACGTCTCCCTCACAACATGGCTCAATCCTGTTCTCGCCCTTCACAAGCCGCTCTCGATCATCAAATGCAGATGAAAATTTTTTGTAAGCATCGTCAGCGACCGAAAGGCGCTTCTGCCACTTTCTTAATTTGTTCTCCATTGTTTAGGCTTCCCCCACTTTTCAATCATCTTCTGCCGGTCTTCCTTTTTCGCCCGGCGGAAATCCTCAAACATGCTCTCTGACCACTCGGCAAAGCACTCGCTTTTGTTGACCGTCACCTTCTGCTGGCCGGACCCTCGAACAAAATGGGCGATCGCCAATGCCATAACAGCATCATCATGAGCTCCTTCCTCCGCTTCAGGCTTATAGGTATCTTCGTTACGGACAAAGGTCAGCATCTCTTCCAAAGTGCGCCGGTCATTGATCGTCTCCACGTTCTCGCGCACCAGTTGCACTAAATTTGATATAATCACCGGTCTTGTCTTTGTATCCGTCCGAAATCCAAAGCTAAGACGTACTTCATGTTTCAGATTATCAAAGGTTTCCCTGACATATTGCTTCGGATAATTCAACCGCTCCAACTCTCGAATAGGATAAGTCGAAAAGTTACTTTCTACGGCGATTAAAGCCGTCATATAAGCGGTTCCGGCAGCGTAAATCTGATGAGCAAATACATCTTCGTCCATGTCGGAAGATGCCATAGACATGACCTGAACGCCATCGGAGGCATCAATCACCTGCATGACGCAGCTATCTGAGCCTTCCCCTGCGGTATCGCATCCGATGATGTACGGATGCCCC